GAATGAAATGAGTTCGAAAATCAAGGACGATTACGCCTGTCATCCCGACGCCACGGGATACACGGACAAGAAATGAAGAGTAACGACTTATTAAAAGAGACGATCAAGGTCATAACGGGCCCCAGGGCGAAAGATTATGGTGACAAACATGATAATCATGTTAACATATCAGAGTTATGGAGTAGTTATCTTGATCACAGGATTTCACCCCATGACGTGGCAATATGCATGGCCCTCGTTAAAATAGCAAGGTTAAAGCATAGGAGGACAAAGGATTGCTATATTGATATCGCGGGCTATGCGGCCATCGCGGCGGAGATTGAAAGCAAGAAGTCCAAGAAAGACGTGAGCTTCCTCACGGAAGGAGAAAGAAGAGGCAAGATGACAAAGGAATATGTTGATGGCTTGAACAAGGTCATGAACGAACTGGACAAGGAGAAAAATGTTTAAGCATAATTCGATCTACATGAAAAAATACATCTGGCCGGAAGAACGACTGCTTTCTCCTTCACGCATTCTTAATGCAACAAGTGATAAATCCTTTCTGGAAAAATGGCGTAAGAGGATCGGAGACGAGGAGGCGGATCGAATCGTCGCCCACTCCATCGCCGTCGGCAAGAGCATGCACTCCTATTTGGAGGGAAAGATAAAGAATGAAAGAGGGGACATACTGTATGACTTCAACCCCAACAAGAAGCTGGCGACGAAGCTCGCCAAACTGATCATTACAAAAGGATTGAAGGACAAGTTGCAGGAAGTATGGGGCGTGGAGTCCCGCGTGCATTTTGGAAATTACTACAGGGGCATCGCCGACCTGGTCGGCGTCTATGAGGACGAGCCGTGCATCATTGACTTCAAGCAGAAGAGAAAAACACAATTAAAGAGCTATGACTCCATCAAGAATTATTTCACGCAGATGGCCGCTTACGGAATGGCGCACAATAAAATGTGCAAGACGAAGATCAAGAAAGGCGTCGTGCTGATCGCGACGCACGATCACAAGTTTCAAAGATTCGTTGTGGAAGGCGACGCATGGCGCATGCATTGCCGGGACTTTTTAACGCGCCTCAGAACCTGCATGAAGGAGGACTAATGACACAAGTGCCGTTATTTCAACCTCCAAGCGAATGGCTTCCGCCGGAAAGGCTTCCCGAACTGAGGGAGGCGAAGGAGATAGCCATTGACTTGGAGACGAACGACCCCGGATTAAGGAAGACGGGCCCCGGATGGGCGACAGGCAACGGCTACATCGCCGGCGTCGCCATCGCGGTCGAAGGATGGAAGGGGTATTTTCCCCTGCGTCACGAGGGCGGTGGAAACTTCGATGAAAAATTCTTCAAGAAGTCGCTGAAAGCCATACTGAAGCTTCCGTGCGACAAGATATTTCACAACGCCATGTACGACGTGGGCTGGCTCCGGCAGTGGGGACTGGAAGTCAACGGACGCATCATCGACACGATGATCGCCGCTCCTCTGATTGATGAAAACAGATTTAGATATTCATTGAATGAGCTTGGAAAGGACTATCTTAAGGAATCAAAATCCGAAGGACTGCTCTACGAGGCCGCCAAGGAATGGGGCGTTGACGCGAAGGCGGAGATGTGGAAGCTCCCGCCCATGTACGTCGGCCCTTACGCCGAACAGGACGCCGATCTGACGCTGCGACTGTGGCAGTACTTCAAGCCGGAGTTGATCAAACAGGAGCTCAGCAGCATTTTTGACCTCGAGACGCGGCTTCTTCCCTGTCTCATCGACATGAAATGGGAAGGGGTGAGCGTTGACCTGGAGAAGGCGGACTCGATTAAAAAGAATCTGATCATACGTGAAAAGAAAATATTAAAACAGATCAAGGAAGACACGGGCGTAGACGTCGACATCTGGGCGGCGGTGAGCGTCGCCAAGGCGTTCGACAAGCTGGACATTCCCTATGACCGCACGCCAAAATCCGGGCAACCAAAGTTTGATAAGAATTTTTTAATGACACACAGGAATCCGACGGCACGGATGGTCGCAACGGCGAGGGAGATCAACAAGGCGAGGACCACCTTCATTGACACAATACTTACACATTCCGTGAACGACAGGATTCACGCCGAAATCCATCAGATGCGGGGCGACGGGGGAGGCACGGTGACCGGACGGTTCTCGTACAGTAATCCGAATCTCCAGCAGGTCCCTTCACGGAACAAGGAACTCGGACCGTTGATCCGGTCCATATTCGTCCCGAAGACGGGGTGCGCGTGGGGAAGCTTTGACTATTCACAGCAGGAACCGCGCGTCCTCGTTCATTACGCCGCACTGACGGGCGGGGGACTGAGGGGCGCTGATGAAGTGATTGAATCCTACAAGACGGAGGATCCCGACTTCCACCAGGCCGTGGCGGACATGGCGGGCATTGACAGGCGGACGGCCAAGACGATCAATCTCGGCATGATGTACGGAATGGGAAAGGGAAAACTGGCGAGCTCACTCGGACTCAACAAGCAGGAGGTGGACGACCTTTTTTCAAAATACCATAACAACGTCCCCTTCGTCAAACAGTTGATGGAGCAGGCGACACGGCGCGCGGAACACGTGGGCTATCTGAGGACGCTTCTAGGACGCAAGTGCCGGTTTGACCTGTGGGAGCCCAGAGCGTTCGGCATTCACAAGGCCCTTCCAAGATGGGAGGCGGAGAATGAGTACGGACAGTATTTGAAACGCGCGTGGACTTATAAGGCGTTGAACCGGTTGATACAAGGATCAAGCGCCGACATGACGAAGAAGGCGATGGTTGACCTGTATGAGGAGGGAATCGTGTCGCACATTCAAGTTCACGATGAACTGAACTGCTCGATAGAAAGTGAAAAGCAGGCGAAAAAGATCAAGGAGATCATGGAGCAGACTGTCGAGCTGAAAGTTCCTTTGAAGGTGGATATGAAGTTGGGACCTTCTTGGGGTGAAATAATGTGAAGATTTGTTCGAACTGTAGAAAAGAAAAATTATACTCAGAGTTTCATGCAAAGGCGGAAAGCTCCGATGGACACAGCAGTTGGTGCAAGACTTGCAGAAAACATTGGAATGACAAGATAGCCCCTAAAAAAAAGATCAAGGACAACGAAAGATTATCCAAGAGTCCGGATAACTTCCTAAAGCATTGGTTATGCAACGCCAAAAGACAAGCACGCTACCCTACGGATGATGATGTTACTCTAGATTATTTAATGGATCTTTGGAAAAAACAAAAAGGACTTTGCGCTCTTTCGCAACAACCTATGACACATATAAAAGGAAAAGGAAGAGTGCACGAGAATGTTTCAGTGGACCGCATTGACTCCTCCATACACTATAAGAGAGAAAATTTACAATTGGTCTGTTTTATTTTTAATATGTGGAAAGGAACATTAAGCAATGAGGAATTTAAGAATTTTGTTCACTTGGCGGGGGAACACTCTTTTTCTTCAAAGACCAACCATAATGATCAGTATAAATAACTTTAATGTCTGAAAAATCTTCTGGATTATCTAATTTTTGGATATCTTTTTTCGTCATTTCTGCTAGAATATTTACAGTTTTTTTTAAAGAACTCTCCTGTTTACTGTCTTGTTCCATGCTTTACATTATTGACAAGTTTACGTTAAATGCAACAAAATACTGCAATTTCAAAGTAAAGCGTGTAACAGCTTGTGTTCAATGAATTGTAAAAATGTAAAGGATGTAAATAATGAACATTGTATCAGGACTATGCGCCACCTTGCTGCTGCTGTGCCAGCCTTTCATCAGTAATTTTGATTTTGAATATGACAATAAAGATGAATTCGTCACGGGAATCGTGCAGTGCACGCAAGCATTCAACGCGATCATCCCCCCGCAGCAGCGCGTGGTGGTCGTTCTCAGCGCGGCTCAGGCCGTACTGGAATCCGACTGGGGAAAGTCCCGTTTCGCCAAGCTCGGTAATAATTTCTACGGAATCATTCAAACAGATCCAACCGAACCCCACATAAAGGCGCTCAACAGCGACGTCCTCGTCAAGAGGTACGGGCGCAAATGCGAAAGCGTGGCGAGCTACGTCACCATGCTCAACACCCACGATTTTTTCAAGGAATACCGCGAAGAACGGATCAGGCAGTGGACGAGCCAGGAAGTCGACGTGGAGGCCCTGGCCGACACCCTGCACGGATACGCCGTTGACTCCTTTTACGTCTACAAGGTCAAGGACACCATTTCATACTTATACATGACCTATCCCCTCCTATTTAATCCTTGACATTTTCATTAAATCCCATATATGTGAGCTTAATGAAAAGGAGAAATAAAGAATGACAGACATTACGAAGTTCAAGTCAATCGCGATTAAGATTGACTCCTATAAACTGGCGAAACCCATGGCGAATGAAAAATACATGTCAATGGGCGCCTTTGTTCGCTACCTCATAGACAAGGAACACGAACAGCAGGTGAATGGAAAAGATCATGACCGAGCAAAACAAGAACAACATTAAGCAGGCGCTGTACGTCGCGGTCCTCAACAAGATGACGGGGGAGTTGTCCGAGGCGGAGGCCAGGGAGCTTCTTCTGACGCACAATCCCGCCTACATCACCAGCAAGGATCATGATCACGCGGATCACATCGAAGAATTGAAGAACATCCTCATCAAGCAGAACGAACTGCGGGGAACCATAAATTACATCAGAACAGCGCACTTCAAGCCGCAGAAACCTGTTGGAAAAGATGGAAAAAATAGTTAACGCCGTCATCCATTTTGAACAAGAAGAAAAAAAACTCGTCCGCGTGCACTACACGGACGGAACGACGAAGGTGTTCGATCCCGTTGAATGGGACATGCTGATCAAGGAAGGAAAAAAGCTGTGGGACGAGCACGAGAAAGAAATCATGGACCTGAGAAATGAACGAGAACGATTTGATGGTTGATGGAACCAGTTTATCCTGATTACACGCGCCATGACAAGAGGGCCCGCCATTACAGGTATCTGTATGACGCGGATTACAAGAAGTTCCACTGGAACGACCTGGACCTCAAGGAGCGTGACTACTGGCGCGGTCGCGTCCAGCAGGACGAACAGGACAGGATAAGAAAACATGAGCCGGGCCGATTTAAAAAGAAAAAAGCACAAGGGCCGACGCAAAGTCGGATCAAGGAAAAGAAAGAACAGGAGGCGGGCCCGCCTCGGGCTTCGCGTTAGAAAAAACCGCTAGGACGAGCAGGAGGGGCAGTCCTCTTCTTCGTCATAATTCGTCTTATATACGTTCTTGGGATAATGGGCCGGAGGCTTCTCCGACAAATGTCTCAATGTTTTCTCGTCGTGACAATCACAACGTTCTTTCTCCAGTCTATCCACCTTGTCTGCCAGGTAGCAAAGCATCTTCTCCATATCCCTTTCGGTCATTTCAGTCTCCTCTTTTGTGTTTTGGGGTGAACTTGCCGTTATACACCTAAAAGGTCGATGGGATCAAGATCTTTTATTTCTGGGACGTCGTTTTTCCCGCCTGGTCGTCCCCCACGGCCGCCCATATCTTCTCCGTCAGCCTTTTCCGGTCCCCGTCCCTTATCATTTCACGCTTCAACTCCTCGACCCGATCGTTGAGCACGCCGATCGTGGTTATGATGTGGCCGGTGGCGTCGAGTCTCACCCTTTTTGAGAGCGCCCTGACCTCGTTCTCCAGTGAAAGCA